AACGTTAGTATCTTTAAACTTATCATGTAGGAACTTCTCTACTTGGTAGGCACTACCTACCTCTTGTGCTAGTATTACTTTCACTTCAAATGGGTTACAAGTAGAGATGGTTGAAACTCTGCCTTGTACATCATTAGTTACACCAATCTTTACAAACCCTTGAGACTCAACAAGGTATAGAAACTTAGAGTGCTCATCACCAGTCTTCTTGTACTTAGCAAGCTCACTAACTGCTCTCCACTTAGAAGTCTCAGGAGAGAACTTACCGTCCTGTACATCTAAGTAAACCTTAACACTTAGCTCTCTGATCTTAGCGTAAGATGGTTGCATATCAGTAAAGAACTTATTAAATGTGTTCCAGTCCTCACTAGCTAAATACTTCTGTGAAGCCTGCCTATACCTTTCTTTCAGTGTAGAGTAGTACGGTACGCTGGATAAAGTATTAGTACCTCTCTTACCCTTATTATGAGGGTTGGCTTGAAACGTTGCCTTTCTACACTCAGCTGATCCGCAGCTTCTTGCCTTCAGCCCTGCCTGTTTAACTTTCTCAACAGTGCCTTTGCACGAAGGGCATTCAAATAGCCCTATCGGTGCCGAGGTGTTCTTACCTCCACTTGTAACCCATTTATCAGTTCGTAGTATCTCTAGTAATTGCATACAATCTCCTTAAATTAATAAAGAGATTATAACAGCTTAAACTTAGTTAAAGTTTAAACGCGGTGGACAGCTAAACTAATTTAGCGGTACAAGCGATCTGACGGATACGCTCAGCTTTGTAGATAAGAGTACCAAAGAACCAAGAGATAGACACAGAACCATTCTTACCAAATGGATCGTTATGTGCATCAGCCTTAGGCATTGCAGTCTTAATACGGCTAGAGTCACCTTCGAAACCAACAGTAGCAAATGAGTCAGAACCTACGAATAAAATAGGAAAAACATCGAAAGACTCAACACCACCACCAGCAACTTTAGAAGCATGGTATCCAGGAGTCGCAGATGCATCAGCACCAACACCACGGTATTTTTGCATGTTATCAACTTCGATGAAACGGAATCTTCCGATTGCTCCAATCTCACCTTCAGCAGTATTCATACTACCATCTTTGTAAGCTTCAATAGGCTTCCAAACATTAACACCATTGTGTTGCATATCTTCTAAAGTAGGAGAAAGCTCTTGCCCAACGTAAACGTAGAAAGCTTTACCGATTACTTTAGTATCAATCTTAGTAGACCCACTGATGATCTTAGTATCATGTGGCACAAGTAAACGCTTAAGCTCTTGTTCCATAAGACGTAAGTCAGAGTAAGTTAGTACAGCAGTCTCATCACAAGTAAGTAATGAAGTAGCAGCAGTACCAGCAAAAGTACGGTTTAACTCAGATGCAGCAATAAGGTCAGCCTGAACTTGAGCCTCATACATATCACCTTTAGCTTCACCAAGCTCTTTAGACTTACGAGCAAGAAGACCTGTACGAGAATCCATATCTAATGAACGTTGAGTGAACTTAGTATGAATACCAAACTCTTTTACAAAACCTTCAACAGTAACAGACTTAGTGTTAACAGCGTTAACATTTCCACCCTCTTCAGTAAGAGCCGGGAAAGTAGCCTTAACAACAGCGTGATCAGCATCACCATGGTAAATAGAACCAGCACCATTAAGTACCTTACCACCAGCAGCAGCAGAAGTTGCAGCAGCTTCAGCAGCAGCAGCATCAGTGTAGTCACGAGTTTCAAAAGTACCAACTAGTGCGCCAGAAGTGTTGTAAGCAAAGAATGTAGATACGATAATCTCAGCAACAGTTGCATCGATACCACCATCAATCTTATTTAATTCGTGAAGAATTGGGAATTGACGCTCTTTAACAATACGATCACCATAGTGCTTAGGCTGAGTTAAGCGATCACCTAGTTGTGTGAATGTTCTTTTCTTTTGTGACTCTTTAACTGCACCTTTAGACCAGAACTTGTCGTTATACTGTTCATCGATCCCTGTTGAAGTGAAACCACCTTGGTTAAATTTAGATTTATTTACGCCCATAATTGAATGTCCTTAAAATTATTGTTTGAGGGGTGGTAGCGTTAACTACCTACCGCCTGATGCTAAGAAGTCGAAATGAGCTTGAAACTCTTCACCTTCTAATGCCATAGGATCAAACTTAGCTCTCGCCTTAGTCTTACCTTTCTTCTTACCACTTACAGACGAAGCCAACTCACGTTGTTTGTTACGCTTGGTTTCTTCTTTAGCAGCTTTAGCTTTATACTCAGCCTCTTTACGAGCCTTAATAATCTTAGCTTTAGCAGCCTTTGCCTTATCAGCGGACTTTGTAATAGTCTTAGCAGGAGCTACAGGAGCAACAGCAACTGGTGCTGGTGCCTCTGCTTGCAATGCTTTAACCGCAGCTCGGTATCTATCAACGGTCGACATTGTACCATAAGATCCAGAATAGTCAAGTCTACTTAACTCATTCATCTTATTTTCCACTTGGTCGTACGCTCCGGAGGAGATATGCTGTATTAAGTCATTACGTACACTAGCATTCGTAGAGAACTCTTCGAAGCTAGCAGGATCCCACTTCTTACCTATAACATCTCTTAACCTATCTTCAACACCAGCAGTTCTTGCCTGCTCTAATGCATCTTCGACAGCCATAGTAGATTCGGAGGCAGTGCTGACCTTTCTCTCGTACTTAACTTCTTCCATATCTAAATCTAACGGATCAATCTTCAGTGTAGTAAGGTGTGCCTTAATAGCCTCCACATCACCATCTAATAGATTCATCGCTAAGTCAAACTTAGCCGGGTCTTCTAACATACCCCTTTCTTTAAGAGGTGCCATATAAGGACGGTACTGTTTAAAACCTGCCATCTTCTCCGAGAAACCACCTGCCATCTGTTGTGACTGAATAATCTTCTTTGGATCTGAAAAGCCTTTAACCTTCTTACCGTTAACAGCGAACTCTGTATTAACTACAGCGTCATAGAATGCTTTATAATCAACTACATCAGTGGCCGGAGCTTCACCGTCGCTCGTCTCTTCTGTGTCTGTGTCGTCTTCTGTTTCCTCGATGTCCTCGTCTTTAACGTCGTCTTCCGTCTCATCCACTTCGTCAGTGTCTTCCTCATCATCCTCGGTCTCATCCTCAGCATCATCGTCTTCTTCATCTAAATCATCAGCATCTACTAGAGAGTCTTCTTCCTCAACGTCATCGTCATCTTCCAAGTCTTCATCAAGCTCACCGTCGCCAGCTTCATCAAGTTCCTCTTCGTCTTCTTCAACAACCTCTTGGTCTGTGTCCTCTTGGTGTTCGTCGTCGTCTTCAATACTATCTTCTATTTCCGGCTCTTCATAGTTACCTGAAGCCATAGCCTCAAATACATCTATATCGAACTCAGCTTCTTGTTGCATTGCATTACCCATTAATTATTCCTCATCCTCTGCGTACTTCGCAGTTACTTGCTTACGGTGATCCTCTTCATTGATAATATCAATTGGAGCCTTCACCGCATCCATAGCTACAGACCCAGGAATTAACCTTGTGCCTATATAGCCTTTGAAGTGATTAATAGCTTTGATACGTAGAAGAGTTTCCTCTACAGTATAAGCACTCACACCCATTGGATTAGTAAGGGATTCAAATAACTTGCGTGACTCTTCCTCAACGTACCCATCTAGGATAACGGCTTTAAAAGCTTCGCTACCCATAAGTTCCTTGAGTTGTTCACCACGCTTAACGAGCTTCTGCTTCTCCGCAATAAAACTGTCAATAGTTTCTAGCTCTTGTTGTAAATCAGTTAGTTCCATAATACCGTCCTCATAGGTTGTGATTAATCACATTGCCTCTTGTAACCAGCTTTTAACCGCAGTCAGACTTTGGCGGGATCCCCTTGTGGAGATCATCTATTACTTACTAGCTCCTGCTAATAAGTTGACGGATTATAGTAAGTACTTCCTTACATAGTCCTTAAAGACCGCCAGATTACTTACTTAGAAGTTTAAAGAAGTGGCTAATGTCAGGGTCGTTAAGCACCTCCTTTTTTTCCTGAGCCGTGTACTCTCCTCTGCCGTTAGCGATATCTTCCGCTATTGCATACGCCATTTCCATTTCATCTACATCATCTGCAGTAACTTCACCTTTTTGAACTTGCGGCTTTTGTATATAAGATATACCATTACCTTCTTTTACTCCCTTCTTAAACCCTAGTTGGTCGGAAGGGATAAGCCCTCCTAATCCAAATTTACTCATCATGTTAGCATTTTGAGCAGCTTCTCCCAGGTACCTAGCTTGTTCAGCATCATACATAGAAGCTTCAACAGCAGGAGACACCCCTCCACCAGGGACCTCAGTTACTGGCATGTTAAATTGGTTAGCTCTTGTTGCGTTAACGGCAGCGTTCCGCATAGTACTTGTGTAGTAATCTTCAGGGCCCTGGCTACTCGCCTTCTCTCTATAGTAAGCCATAAGCTCCGGTGTGATTTGTTGTTGCATATTTAGTTTCCTTTAAATTTAATAGGTAGGGGTGGTAAGACCGCCTAAACCTTGTTGTTGGTTATATTGCGCTTCTGTGGCCCTTTGTCTATCAGCTGCCATCTGCACAGCAGCCTGGATCATAGGTACCGCTGAAGGGTCCTGGTTAGCCATAGCCTGTAACTGATCGCCTCCTAGCTGTCCATTAGCAATAGCATCAGCCATCTGCTCAGCCTGTACCTGTGAGGGGCTAACTTGAGGTTGTTGAGGTTGCCCTAGGCCAGCCTGTGGTGCAATACTCTGGTTACTAGCTGTAAGGCTTGCACTAGGAGTAAAGAACTCTGCTCCAGAAGCTGGTTGCTTTGGGGCCTGTTGTTGAGGTTGTTGCGGTTGTTCCATATTATCTCCTATACTTCACTTACTGTCTTAGCAGTAACTCTATGTCCAGCTGTTTCAAAGGCCTTGACCGTTGCAGCGTACTCTTGATCTTCTATACTAGCAGCTCTGTCAGCATCTGACTTAGCAGCGTCTACACTAGTCTTGTACTCTTGATCCTCTACATCCTCCTGTCTAGACTTACCAGACTGAAGGTAAAGAAACGATTGATCCAAGATGTCAGTCTCAGACTTAAGTTTATCAGTAAGTGCAAGTGCTTGCTCTGTCTTAGCAGCCGTAAGGTCGCTATCACCAGTATTACCAGCAGCTCTACTAACTCTCTCTGTAATCTTACTATCAAGATCTTCAAGCTCTTTCATTAGGATAGCGTTCTTAAGCTTCTGCTCTTCTATCTGTAACTCCGCTAGTTGCTCCTGCTTAGGATCAGGTTGTGGTTGGTACTCTTGCACAGCCATAGCTAGATCTTCTAGCTTCCAAAGCTCTGCCATCTTTACATAGTGCATCTTAACGATCTCTTGATCCATGTTAGCAGCATTAGTCTGCATAAGTTTCATTATCTTCTCAGCCTGATCTTGGTCTCTCTCAGGAGTACTTACTTGTACTCTAAGGTCGAAGTCCCCACCTAGGTCATCTCTGTTAATAGTAACGAACTCTTTATCAGTAATACGTATAACTGTTTCTTCGGATAAGAATGCCTGGTTCATAGCTATAGTCATCTTAGCCATATCTACAAACAGATTATCACTAAGTCTTCTTAGTATAGATAGCTCTCTCTTAGCTGTAGCATCCATGGAGTCTTTACTCTGCTGGTTACCATTCATCTTAGCGCCGCCAGGTCCACCAAATGGTCTAGTACCTGTTAACTCGTTAGCATCAGTAGTTTGCCAGTTGATAATATCAAAAGGCGTACTACCTACTTGCTGTATATCACTTCTATGTATAGCCTTTTTAGGATCAAAGCCGGTACGGTAGTAAACAGTGTTGCCCTTCTCGTAGCTATTCTTCTGCGAAGGACTGGGGAAGAAGTTCTCGTCTATAAACTCTTGACCTACTGCTTGCTTAGTAGTAATATCTTGTATTGCTCTAGTCATGCGCCCAATAGTGTCTTGGTTCTCTTTAAGTAGCTCAGCGTCTGGCTCTCCATGAACACTTTTCTTAACAGGCATATACGTCGCTATACTGAACGGTAATCTGCCATGCGGGAACGGGTTCTCTTGTAGCCGTATGAGGGTGTCGTTAATCCAAGTAGCCACTACACTAACTAGTACTCCATCATCATTAACATCCCAATAACCCCAGTACTCATAAGCCCTAAGGCGCATACGTGCTTTATCTTTAAACCTGAACTCATTAGACTCGTCACTAAGTGCATTGTCGTCAGACTCACTCCCAACTCCGATGTGGTCCAGATTGTAGTAGAAACCCCTAGTGCCACCTTCCTCTAACTCCTCATACTCGTTCATACGAAGTTCCGAGAGGTTAGTATCGTACTCGTGTATAACGAATAACGCATCTTCCATCACACCATCACAAGTAGGATCAATAGTTACATTAGCATTAAGGCATACCTCGTAGGTAGGCTGATTCTTGCGCATAATCTCTCGCTCTTGCTCTACAATCTCAGTAGTCTTCACTACAGGCTCACCAGTCTCCATCATGGCTTGAGCGTCTTCCGGTGCCATCTTTCCTGCCTGAACAGCCGCTTGCATCATAGCTAAGCTTTCCTCAGGTGTTGCATACACTGGCTGTTCAACCTTCACTATCTCCGTCTCGAACTCAGTCTTCCAACCGGTCTTAACAATAACAGTACCTTCGTCAACCACTGTCCTAATAATATCAGTAACCAGTACTGTCTTTTGTACTTTAGTATTCCATTGGTAGTTAAGTATAGACTCGTTCTGCTTAGCTGCCTCCACATCCTTAAAGGTTGCGGGAGAGATCTTGTACAAGCCTGGTGTACTAAGAAAAGGGTCCTCTAGTGAAGCATACTTCCACTCATTAGCTTTGCGTACTACTAATGGCCTAGAAGTAGACCTACCTACTTTGGCAGCTTTAAGTACCTTCCCTCCGTCTCTAGTCTCATTCCAACCTTGAAGTCTCTCCCTAAAGGCATCTTGCCCACTCTCAGCAGAATCGTGATCAGCTTTAAAATCAGCTACAGTTGGCGCATTACTCCAGGTAGGTTGCATTTTGCTAGCGCTGACCCTTGGTGCTAGTTGAGAGGCTTCCACCTCTTCTATATCTTCGGCCATAGAGCCTCCTTTATTATTTGCAGGATTATAGCCTACATTACAACTGGTGTCAAGAGTTACTTGCTACCCAGTTTATCTACTAACTTCTCTGCTAACTTAACAGCCGAAGTACTTCTAACCATCATAAACAGTGAACTGTAAAGTGCAATGGTGCCTGTTGCATCTAAAGTACTGGCACTTCCACCGGTAGCCACTATATATAAATACGCTCCTATAAAAATAAAGAACGCTCCTGTTGATTTCCAATTATGTAGTTTATCTACAACTATGTTACCGTCAGCCATACATCATCTCCGTCTTCAATAGCCGGAGCTATTTTACTATATATATCAGTATACGCATCTACACTTCTACCAACGAATGGTGTGCCATCAATGTGCCAAGTCTTACCAACTAGTATACAACCATCTGTATCACTAACCGTGTTACCAACGTGAATGTATACCCACTTAAACCCTTCAACGTCTTGCAGCCATAGCATGCCTTTATGAGCCTTACCATACTTAGACGCATACTTCTTCGTCATCCCACCTTCGTTACGTAGGAGCACTCTATACGTACCCTTAGGTATACAAGTCTCACCGGCTATCTTGACTTCCCTTTCAGCGTCTTCTAAAGTGTACCCGACAAACTTACCGTCAATGGCCATAGTACCTAATGTTCCTAAGTCTGACGGCTCTACTCTATTTACTAATATATTCACGTTCTCTCCTTAATGCATCTACCGCATTTTTATCTATACGTTGGACCTCATCATCGAGGTCGTCAAGTGCTTCTTCCACCTTATCCACCTGGGATTCCACTTTAGTCATACGAATAACTAAGTCTTGTACGGTTCTCCTGTTATCTTTAAGGTGCTCTCTAAGCTCTTCCCTAAGATTAGCTGTCTGCCCTCTGTACATCGAGGTACCTGCAACATACTGCCTAACGTCTACATACAACGCTAATAGCCCAAGGACTCCTGCGACAAATAGTACAGGCAGTACCTTACTGAAAATCCAGTTTAGTGTCATAACAATCCTTTACAATGATATACGCAGGCTTCGGTGTCAAGCACTCCTTTGTAACAATACTGACCTGTACAGTGGTCCAAGCAGCTATAGTAATCATAACCACTAAAAGGATAACCGCAGGTGCCCAACTATTACTTGTTATGTGCTTCTTTAATAAGCTCTTTAACCTCTTCCAATGTTCTTGCAAAATATATCCCATCCTGTTTTGCTACAGCTTCATGCCTTATCATACCTCTAGAGTTAGCAACCCCTACATTCATATTGTCTTTTATACGTAAGTTTATCTCAGCCAAATACGATCCTACGATAACTTGTGCAAGTATAAACAATATGGAGAACACTGCCGCTAATGTATTAAACTTAGTCATAATTGCAGCGACTCTCTGGTGATATGGCTCTTCGTGCTCAATATGATCAGCAAATGTCTTGTCAGCTACCTTGTTACGTTCCACAATACCCTCTAGTAAAGTTATCTGCCGCTCTTGCTTTAACTCCAACTC